TAGTTGTTCCCACGACATCCCTCGTAGAACAGATGTATAAGGACTTCTTAGATTATGGTTGGGATGCTGATTCATACTGTCACCGTATATACGCAGGAAAAGAAAAGACCAATGAATTCCCAGTTACTATAACTACATGGCAATCTGTCTATAAATTAGAGAGATCGTTTTTTGAAGACTATAACGTGGTTATCGGTGATGAAGCTCACTTGTTTAAAAGTAAGTCCCTAGTATCTATAATGACAAAATTACACCATGCCAAGTATAGATTTGGGTTTACTGGAACATTAGATGGCACACAGACTCATAAATGGGTGCTAGAAGGATTGTTTGGACCAGCATACAAGGTGACTAGAACAGATGAATTAATGAAGCAAGGTCATCTTTCGCAGTTAGATATACAATGTCTTGTATTAAAACATCCTCCTCAAAAATTTGATGTCTATAATGATGAAATAGAATATCTTATACAGCATGAACAAAGAAATAACTTTATTAAAAATCTTGCATTAGATCTAAAGGGAAATACGCTGATTTTGTATAGTAGAGTAGAAGCACATGGTCAGGTCATATACGATTTAATAAATAATAATAAACAATCTAGTCGTAAAGTATTCTTTGTTCATGGTGGAGTAGATGCCAGTGAAAGAGAAATGGTTAGAGAAATTACTGAACAAGAGGAACATGCGATCATCATTGCGAGTTATGGCACTTTTAGTACTGGGATTAACATTAAGCGGTTGCACAACGTCATCTTCGCCAGTCCCTCAAAGTCCAGAGTTAGAAATCTCCAATCCATTGGACGTGTCCTCCGTAAAGGAACTAATAAAGTAAAAGCAATTCTATATGATATTGCTGATGATATTAGTACTAATACAAGAAGAAACTATACATTAAATCATTTTATAGAAAGAATTAAAATCTACAATGAAGAAAATTTTAACTATGAAATAATCACTATACAATTAAAGAAATGATAGAAGACGATTTTTATGCTACCGTAAAACTTAATTCTGGTGAAGAAATTTTCGCCAAAGTTGCTGCGTCTGAAGAAGAAAATAGAACTATGTTAATTCTTCATAGTCCTATTAAAATTTCAGAAATCAGAGGTAAGGTAGGAATCATTGGATATAAAGTAGAACCTTGGTTAAAGACTACTAAAGAAGATATGTTTATAATGAATCTAGATCATGTAGTGACTTTATCAGAATCATCAGATATGGAAATGATTGCAATGTATCAAAGATATCTTCGGGATGCAGAAAAAGATAATAATAATCAAGCAAAGATGAGTAGAAAGATGGGATATCTAGGTAATATACATGATACTAAACAACTTCTAGAAAAGATATTTAAGAATCCTTCTAATAATAATAGCTAAAGCGTTCCCTTCAACCCTGACAGAGTTAGTCTATATGTGATTTTATAACTTGTCAAGTCGAAAGATAAATGTTATACTATCTACATAGTAGTGACAAAGACCTATGGCAATAATTAGACCTATGGCAAAAAGAAAAAGGTCGGAGCATTATGTAAACAATAAAGAGTTTCTTGCTGCCTTAATAAGGTATCGTGAGGATGTTGAGATTGCACGACTGCAAGATAAAACTAAACCAGTTATACCAAGGTACATTGGAGAGTGTTTCTTAAAGATTGCAAATCATCTATCATTCAAACCAAACTTTGTTAACTACATGTTTAAGGAGGATATGATTTCTGATGGAATCGAAAATTGCGTTCAATACATACATAATTTTAATCCTGAAAAATCCCAAAATCCTTTTGCTTACTTTACGCAAATTATACATTACGCATTTCTCCGCAGAATACAAAGAGAGAAACGCCAATTAGAAATTAAAAATAAGATTCTTGAGAAGTCAGGATATAATGAAGTCTTTGATGACAGCAATAGGATTGACGGAGATAAGTATTCAGACTATAATCAGATCAAAGATGCGGTTCATGCCAAGTTACGTAACTGATGAAGATTGCAATCATCACGGATCAGCACTTCGGGGCAAGAAAAAACTCTAAACTTTTTCATGATTATTTCCTGAAGTTTTATAATAATATCTTCTTTCCTACTCTAGAGAGGGAAGGTATTACCACGGTTATTGATATGGGAGATACTTTCGATATCCGTAAGAGTATTGATTTTAGTGCATTACAGTGGGCAAAGGATAATTATTTTGATAAGTTGGAGAGTATGGGAATCACTCTTCATAGTATAGTAGGTAATCATACAGCATATTACAAGAATACAAACGATGTAAATGCAGTAGATCTTTTATTGAGAGAATATGATAATGTAAAAACGTATTCGGAAGTAAGTTCTATAGAGATAGGTGGATGTAATATTCTTCTTGTGCCTTGGATAAACAAAGAGAATGAAGATAAAAGTTTTGGATTGATTAATAAGTCACGAGCATCTATTTGTATGGGGCATCTTGAGTTAAATGGATTCAGAGCAACTCCAGGTCATATGATGGAACATGGAATGGAATGGAGTATATTTAAGAAATTTAACAAAACATACTCTGGACATTATCATTGTCGTTCTAATCAAGAAAATATTTACTATTTGGGAAATCCCTATGAGATGTTCTGGAATGATGTAAATGATGAGAACAGAGGATTCCATATATTTGATACAGAAACATTAGAGCATACACCAGTTAATAATCCATATAGACTTCATAAAATAATTTTTTATAATGATCAAGATTATCAGTTGTTTGATGCAAGAGAGTTGGAGAATAAGATTGTAAAGGTTGTTGTTCGTAATAAGTCTGATGGTAAGAAGTTTGAGAAGTTTATTGATAAGTTGTATAGTGCAAATGTTGCTGAACTTAAAGTTGTAGAGAATTTTGGTTTACAAGAAGCAGAAGAGTTTGAAGCATTTGAATCTGAAGATACTCTTTCCATTCTTAATCGGTATGTGCAAGAGTCGGAAGTAAATCTTGATAAGTCTCGTATTCAAAAAATGATACAGGAAACCTATCAAGAGGCATGTGAGTTAGTTTAATGTTTATTCTAACTATCGAAGGTAAAGAAAGTGAAGGTGCATATTCTGTTATAGATGAAGAGGGTGATCAAATCCTCTATCTATTTGAAGAAGAGGATGATGCTATCCGCTTTGCTATGATGTTAGAAGAATCTGAACACCCACCAATACATGTGCTCGAAGTAGAAGATCAGGTTATGTTAAAGACCTGTCAAATGCACAATTATAACTATACAGTTATAACTTCTGCTGATGTTGTAATCCCGCCAGAAACTGGTAATGATCTTATTTGAAACAATTCGCTGGAAAAACTTTTTAAGTACTGGAAATCATTTTAGCGAGATAAAATTTAATCAACATGCTTCTACACTGATTACTGGTAGTAATGGATCAGGTAAAAGTACTGTATTAGATGCACTTACCTTTGGATTGTTTGGTAAACCATTTCGTAAAATTAATAAGTCACAACTTATTAATAGTATGAATGAAAAGGATGCAAAGGTAGAAGTTGAGTTTAGTATTTCAAAAACAGATTGGAAAGTAGTTAGAGGTATAAAACCAAATATATTTGAGATTCATCGTGATGGTAAGTGTTTAGATCAATTTGCTAATGCTAATGATCAGCAGAAATGGTTTGAGCAGAACGTTCTTAAGATGAACTATAAGTCTTTTACCCAGATTGTTATATTAGGATCAAGCACTTTTGTTCCTTTCATGCAATTGACTAGTTCTAATCGAAGAGAAGTGATTGAAGATCTATTAGACATTAAGATCTTCTCTAGTATGAATAATATTATTAAAGAAAAGATTCGTGGCATTAAGGAAGAAGTTAAGGTTTTAACTCTTAAAAAGGAATCTCTTAATGATAAAGTTTCCATGCAAGAGAAGTTTATGGAGGAGATAGCATCTCAAGGTAAAGATAGAATAAATGAAAACAAAGAAAAAATTACTACTCTTTTTACAGAATCTGATGGTTATGTGTCAGCAAATGAACAACTAGAAAATGATGTATTTGATCTTACAAAACAACAAGAAGCAGTAACAGGAGCTACAGAAAAGTTACGAAAGTTAGGAAATCTTAAAGGTAAGATATCCCAAAAAGTATCGACCATTACTAAAGAGCACAAGTTTTTCACAGAGAATACGGTTTGTCCTACATGCACACAGTCCATTAAGGAAGACTTCAGAATAAATAAAATTGCCGATGCTCAAACTAAAGCAAAGGAGTTGCAATCTGGTTATAAAGAACTAGAAGAAGCAATTAAAAACGAAGAAGAGCGAGAGCATCAATTCACAAAATTATCCAAGGAGATTACTCAACTAACGCATGGCATTTCTAAAAACAATACTCGAATTTCTGGGTGTCAACGACAAATCAGGGATTTGGAATCGGAAATACAAAGACTTACCGATCAACTTGCAGACAGAAATACTGAGCATGAGAAATTAGCTACCTTTCAAGAAAGTTTAAGAACCACCTACGATGAGTTATCTTCCAGAAAAGATACAATAAATTATAATAATTTCATGTATGGATTGCTCAAAGATGGTGGAGTAAAGACTCATATAATCAAAAAATATCTTCCACTGATCAATCAGCAGGTAAATAGATACTTGCAGATCATGGATTTCTATACCAATTTCACATTGGATGAGGAGTTTAATGAAACTATTCAGTCTCCTATCCA